TTTTACCTTCAAATATTTCATCTTCAAACATATTATATCTCCTTGTTTACTATAAATATCAGTTTGTCGTAAAAATAAAAAAGCCCGGAGCGATTAACTCCGAGCTTAATTTACTGACTTATTTTATCAATTACTTCTTGACAAAAAATGAGGCCACAATGACTAATACTACTAGTCCTGCGAATCCACCTTGGCCAAATCCATTTACTAATGCAGTTAGATTTGCGATTACATCCATTCCATAGATTGAACCACCAGTTAATACGAACCATAAGATCGTTACTGGTAATACAGCCATAAGGATTGAACCTAATCCACCAAAGAATCCTGTAATATATTTAATTACGCTATCCATTTTGATTTCTCCTGTTTTTCTCTATTGTTAATAATTGTCGAGAGCATTTGTCCAATATGGACGTTAATTAAAATTTAAGACCAAACCCTAGAGTAAGGTTTGTCGTCTTTTCCGCTGTGTTGTAGACCAATTTAGGGTCTACGTATACACCTTTGTGTATAGTGAACAATTTACCTAGACCAATACTTAATGATTCTGTATCTAGTCCGCTTGTCGCTGCGTATACAAAATATCCTTTTACAAAATATCTTGCATGTAGATCGTAAGTCATATCTACTGTCGAATCAGCTTGAGATACGGATAGGCCAACCATTAGGTTGTCCATTACGCCATACCCAACAGTTGGCGAAACTGCCCAATCTGTCCAAGCTACGTTTGCAACGTCTCCAGTACCAATGTACCAATCGCCTTTAGTCTGTGCTTGTGTTCCTAAAATAGTTGCACATGCCAATACTACTGTTAAAATAATGTGTTTCATAAAATTTCCTCTCTTTGTTTAATTTGCTTAGTTGAATGCTCTCTTCTTTTAAGCCTTTATTGAATAACCTTGCGCTATTCTAATAACCTTTATTTAATAACCTTTTGCTATAACCACTAATAAATATACTTTTTATATTAAAAGGATGCCCCATTTTCAAATTTTTTGTATAAGTAGGCAAAATCCTCTCTTATGACATTAACCACCTTTGTAATGTGTTGTGTTTTGGTGTTAGTCATTTCTCTAATCATAATATATAGTGCTTTTTTATTGAATATTTCTATATTTTTTCTATCCTCAAACAGTTTAAGAACAGCATAAGCTATCCTTTTATCCCTAATTGATTTGAATGTTTCTTCAACTTTTCCATGGTAATACTCTGTAAAACTATTCATAAAAATATCTAAACCATCTCTTTTTTCTTCTAACGCTTGCTCTGCTCCTAGGTCTCTCTGGAAATCTATAACAGATATAGGCGCCTTGTTTTTTAAGTCTCTATAATTTTTATTGTTGTTCTGTATTAAATAGTTTTTTGTTATTTGGCCAAAATACGAAAAAGCTTTACCTTTTCCTTCTACAAACTTTCCCATTTTTTCTATTAGAAAAGCAATAACCTCTTGTTGAACCTCTCTTGTACCACCGTCAAAATAATAAAACTTAAATGTGTGAATAATGTTTTCAGATAATTTTTCAAATGGAAACTTAATAAACTCATTATATACTTTATTTTTTAATCTTTGGTTTGTTTCTTTATTATATGCTATTATGGCCATTTCTGTTTCGTTAGTAAAATACATTTTTCTTTTTCTTGGCCTACCTCTTCTAGCTTTAGGTGGTAATAATGCCTCTTGCCTTTCTTCTTCTCTGAGTATTTCAATATCTATATAAAATTTTTCAACTGGACTATTTTTTTTCGCCATTATCTTTTAACTCCTCTAAAGATTCTATAGTTTTTCGTATAGCTTCAAATGTTGATCCAACCTCATCATCGCTTTCAAATATTTTTTTAGAATCTAATTCACGTATTTTTGATAAAATATTTGCCAATGATAGTCCATAATTATCTACCCAAGTAGAAGATTCTTCATTTGCTTCTTCTAGGTTTTCAACCTTTCTAAATAAGTTTATGTTTATATAGACTGAAACTAGTAATAATAAGAGTACTATCCAAACCATTTATGCTTCTCCAAATAAATCCTTAAACATGTCCTGAGCAGATCCATTTGTGCTTAAGTTTTTGGTACTAGGTTTTTTTACAAACTTTGGTTTTGTATCTAGTACCTGTTTAATTGTATTACCACCCTTCCAATTTTCATACTCTATTCTAGACGCCATGTGATCTGCATGGTGTAATACTATAGGTAAATTATTCCATAGAGCTTTTTCCTTACCCCACGGTTTAAGGTATGCATCATTGGCAGAATCATATACTCCATCATGTGTTAGTATACCTATCATTTCATTTTGAGAAAAAGTAATACCGTAATTAGACAACAACCAAATACTTCTATGTGGTACTGTCATATGTTGTATTTTTGGATTTGGGTCGTATATCTTTCCTTGGTTTTTTCTATGCCATTCACTAGGGTTTGGTACATAGTATTCATTTTCTTTGTCTCCAACCTTTCCTAAGTCGTGGTTAAGGGCACAAAACATAAGTTCTTCTTTAGTATAATTACTCATATCTGCTCCCATACTTGACCAAAGATCGTGTAGTTTTTCTGAACAATCCATTACACGTAAAACGTGGTCAACATATCCTCCAGCAAAACAATTATGGAAGTGTTCTATTCCTGAAGCTGGCGCTAACATCATTCTCTCAGCAAAAGATTCATACATAGACTTTAATTGGTCTTTTCTTTTGCCTTCAAAATTAGTATCAATCTTTCTAATAAGTGCTTGCCAATTTTGAGCTATTTGTTCTTCTGTTAAATTCATATTATTCTCCATATAAACTAAATTTTTGTTGTGGGAGTGGTGCAACTTCAACCTCTTGTACTGAATATACCTTTCCGTCAAATGCTGCTAAATGATAATCTCTACAACCAGTTTCTTGAAAACACCATTCTAATCCATCTGTTAGTGATTCAAATATAATATCTGTTCTACCAACCGGCTTCCATCTATCTCCAGGAGGTACTCTTTCTAATACTTGTGTTTTTTGTTCTGAATATTCCATATCTAATCAAATAATAATTTTAATTGTTTTTTGTCTTTTTTCAAGTTTTTATCTTTTATCGAACCAAAAGAATCTCTAACTACAGTTTCATGGTAACCTAATGCGTGGGCCATTCTTATACAAATTGTCTTAAACTCTTCACAAGTCATTTCATTTGGTATTTTTAGTTCTATAGATTTTGCTTCTTTTGTTTCACTACCTCTTCTATATATTAAGAAGTCATAATTTTCTGAATCCATTTTCCAGTTCTCTCCAGTAACTTTATTGGTAAATATAATAATATAACGATAAGTGCTATAGATAAAATCACAGCACCTATTGATAATGCTAATATTCCAACTATAATTTCTTCTACTAATTCTTTCATTTATAGTTAATATAATAAAATTATTTCAAACGGTAAAATCTGGGCTATTTATTTTTATATTTTGTTAGATATTCTTCCCTATTGAATGTTCTAGGGAACTTAGCGGTTGCTACTTTAGTGTGATATTTTATGTCTGACATTATGAGTTTTTTATCTTTTTTCCAACGAGCCAATCCTAACTGTTTTTTAAGTTTATGTAAGTTTAATGCTGCAATTGCCATCAACTCTGTTTTTTCTCTTTTTGTCATTCTTTTTGATTTTGGTCTATTCTTTTCAACCTTTGTTGGTTCTAGCTTTCCCTTTAGTTCTGGTTGCTCTACGCCTCTATGATACACGTTTCCATCTTTATCAATAAACTCAGCCATCAACGTCCAACCTCTAGGTTTATCTGATGGTTTGTAAGAACTTTCTACTGGATCTACCATTTCACTAACGCAATCTGAACAGGTAACAGCAGTAGTTTCTTCACCACACTTTGACATTTGACCACAACGCTTACATTCCATGTATTTGTATAGTGCTCCTTCTCTCTCATTCCAAGCTGTTCCCTTTCTATATTCTACTGCATATGTTTCTTCTTCATTTTGTTTCATAGCATTCCTCTTTGTCTTAATTGTCCTACTTGAACGCGGGTTAACTTTCCAGTACTTAATTGTTTTTGCCAGTACTCTTTGTCACGTCCTTCATATAACTTAAAATGTTGTAATTCAGGTTCTAATTCTTCTAAATCATCAACAACTAAATCTTGTTTTTCTATTTTTAATTCTTCAGTCCATTCTTTTGGAATTGGGTAAGGCTTATTAAATTCATATCCTTCTGGTATAGACATTTTAATATCTTTGGGTCTTATTTGGGCAAATGCAAAATTAGCCGCTACAACTAGTGCAATTGCCAATGGATCAAATACAAATATAATAAGTAAT